GTACAGGAGTTGTTGTGGTATTGATTGACCAAAGATTACCATTCAGTAATTTACCATACTGATTAGTAAAGTCTTGATCCTCTTCGTTTCTATTGTTAACACAAGCGTCATATCCTGTAGTAGGAGCAGAACCATTGTTGTGTTGGTTGTTGCCATTAAAAGGCTCAAAATACGCAGTTTGTGATGGAGTATCTGTCTCCGTAGGTGCAACAGAAGGTGCAGTATACAACTTCAAAACCAAATTCCTTGGTATTGTATGCGTTGCATTCAATAAAGTTCGGAGTGAATCAATCTCACCCTGGTCGGTAACTAGCAGTGCCATTTAAGTTTACTCCTCGTATGTCTGTTCCTATGTTTAGTTATTTATCAAAGTGCCAGCTTCATTGAAACTACACACCTCTGTATATTTATCGCATATACAATTTCAAACTGGAGAATGTCTCCAGCATTCAATGCGGTATTCCATGTTGTAAGTGATGTATCCTGATTTATACGCTGTGTTGTTCCTCCTCCAATATCACCTAATGTTGGTTTCTCAGTACCACATATAGATGCGAAATTAGGAAAGTTCGCATAATCAACTTTCTTAATATCAAACTGTACTTGAGCAGATTGATCTCCTATAATAGTCCAAGATTCAATCTTTCCAGATACATCAAGAGTCATATCTCCTTTAATTCCTGGAGACATTGGTGAAGAACCAGCATCAACAACAAAGTTAATTGTTCTTGTAAGATCAGCAGTTGTAGAAAGTGCTACAACATAAACCTTCTGTCCTGATGTAGGAGCCGTAGTGAATATTATATTAGTTCCACTAACACTATAATCAATACCTGGAACTTGCACAAGGCCGTCAACAGATACAATTAATTGTTGATCATTAACTGGTGTATATGCATCACCAGCATTATCAATTAATGGAAATGATTTATTAGTTCCATTAAATACCCAACTTGATACATTGAGTATCTCATTACCATACTGAAGATACTTACTGGGGATCTCATAGTTAACCCCAACAGCATATTTCTTCTGTGGTTCTGAAAGAACCTGGTAATTAGAAGACTTTACTGATACGTTATAATTAGGCATTATGTAACCCCTGGTGTTACTTCAATAATCCCTTCTATAACTCGTGTTTTAATACTTTGCGGTGATGTTAAGATTATGTCATAAACATACCGTCTTGCTTCTAATGCAGCAGTAGTAGCATTAGTCATACCAATTTTTAACTGGCCATTATAACGATCCACAAATGTCACAACAAAACTATTAGATGTAGTAGAGTAATGACTCTTCTTCATCTTTGCTTCTGCTGTATAACCAGTCAGATTAAGAGGTGTTGTGTTATCTTCATTCTGGATATTGAAGGTAGCATCCCAATCAGTACCTTTTTCCAGTAATAGATTTAAAGGGATTGCTGCCATGTTATCTTACCCATGTTGTATATCCTCTTCCATCGGCATTACCATTTGTGTCATACCAACCTTCGCCGTCTCCTTCAGAAGCACCATGACCTACAAGACAACCACCACCAGAATCAGGAAGACCATATGTAGTACTACCAGTACCTACTCCACCAATTGTAGATTGGTTAGCGTTAGCATTAAGTTGCCAATCACCATAAATCCCATCACCACAGAACTTCTGAGCACCTGAATGCATTCCACCAGCACCACCTGAATTAACCCAAGTTACAGAACCTATATCACGATTTTGGTGTATAGTACCTGCTTGCCATGTGACATCAATAGCGGAATTACAATTATTAGGCCAAGTAAGACCAGCATTATTATGATCACCACGACCCCAACCAAATATTTTAACTCTATGGTAGGCCAATGAATGAACAAACGCTCCGATTATATAATCAAGATTTGGATCTGCTGTACCTAGACTTGAAGTATCTCTATAATCGCCATTTCTATCTACTTGATATTCCCTAGTTGTTGCATTTTTACCAGATCCACCTGGGAATGTACCAGAACCCCAATTACTAGAAGCTACCAGTATATAAGTTCCTAATGAAGAAGAAGCGATGGACGCATTTGTTGATGGAGAACTACCAGTGAAAGTATGAATATACAATTCCTTTTCTACATTCAAGGCATTTCTAAAATAGCAAGAACCATTTGCTTTTCCAGCAATTTCTGCTTCATAAGTACTATGAAATCCTTTTCCAGAACTACCATCTCTAGTAAATTCTCCTGGATAATTAGTAGGTGAAGGATATGCAAAATCACTTGCAACAGGTGCTTCATCTAATGTATATCTAACAACAACCATTCCATTAGCACCGTCTCCACCATCATGAGCATACCCACTATTTCTTTCATCTGATCCTCCACCGCCACCACCACCTGGGTAGCCACCACCAGCACCGCAATTGCTTCTACCATTATTCCAATTCTCAAGACCCTTTTGTCCTGCATATGGTCCTTGGCCATCTCTTGGTGGTCGTCCCTGTCTGGATCCATGTCCACCACATCGGTAACCAAGACCACCATGAACTGTATTGTCTTGATTACTAGCAGGATGAGTACCATTTTCAGTACTACCACCATAATCAATAGCACCACCGCCACCGCCACCACATCCAAATGGACCTAATCTATCTACAGAACCATCTCCACCTTTTCCTAAAGCAGTTACTCCTCCTGAATCAGGATCGTCTGCTCCACTACATCCACCACCTGCTCCATTACCATCTGCACCAGAGTTAGGGTTTTTATTTGTATTAGTTCCAGTATTTCTTTGACCATTTCCACCAGCTCCACCACTCCAATTACTATCTCCTCCAGAAGCAGATCCGCCAGTACCAGCACCAGAGTCATTACCATTAGGAAGTGGCTGTCCACCGCCACCGCCACCAGCTGATAAGTTAAAATTAGTACCTACAAAAGTAGAAGCAGACCCAGCTGCTCCTGCAAGACCTGGACTAGAAGTACCAGGAGCTTGACCATTTCCTCCAGCACCACCTGCACCAACAACAACCGTATAATCTCCTGGTGCTAAATCAGCAGTTTTTAAACAAGCAGCAGCACCACCGCCTCCAGCACCACCACCGTTAGCATCATAAGTACCATCATCACCAGCAAAGTTTGCTCCACCTCCACCTCCACCTACACAGAAGACGGAAGCATTGGTAATTGCACTATTTACTGTTAATGTAAGGCCACCAAATTTACCAGCACTGGCGTAATCAACATTAAATATATGGCATTTGTAATAAACACCACCTTCTGTGTAGAAATAGTCATATCCACCAGTGGCAGCTGCACCAGCACCAGCACCTCCAGCTCTAAATCCCTGTGCGGATCCACCACCAAGTGTTTGTAAAAAAGGCATTTCTTAATAACTCCGTTTATCCGTATGCAGTTTGTGATCCAATAACAGTGAATGCTGCGTTTCCTGTTTTAATAATTGAATATGTATAAGAATCTATACCATTATCATTACCACCAGAAGGTGCAGACCCACCAGACCAATTAACAGTAACATCTGTTCCATCAATTTTACAACGACCATCAGCATGAGTTCCTAAAGGAGCATATGCTGTACCACCATTTGTAGTAAGAAGAGTCACTGTCATAACGTCATTGATAGCCATCAATGCATTCAATGTAGTTGATGCTCCACCTCTAAAGTTCCATGTCCAGTTTGCACTAGCATTAGCAGTGAAATAATGAAGTGCTTCATCTTCTAAGTTGACGTTTGGTGTTCCTGTAAGAACATCAGTCTTAATAGCAGCTTTCTCAATAATTTCATTAACAACAAGTCTATTAACCTCTAAGCGACCAACACTAAGTGATGCATCAGCAGCATGTGTTAAATCACCAGTGCTTGCACCAGTAAAGGAACCAGTAGTAAATCTAATTCTATCCTGATCCTCATCCCATCCAATAAAGACGTTAGTATCAGAACCACGTTCAATAACAATACCAGCATCACCAGAAGCAGATCCACTAGCACCGTTAGCCAATTCAATTAACTTATCTGAAATAGTTGTGTTAGTAGAATTAACTGTAGTCGTTGTACCAGTAACAGAGAAATTACCACTAACCGTTAAGTTAGTTGAAACTGTAAGAGAACCAGTAACTGCAAGTGTTGCACCAGTAGGTGTTACAGCATTTAATGTATCAACATATGATTTAACAGCAGCTTGTGTTGGAGCCTTAGAATCACTGTTCTGTGATAGTGTACCGTCTGTTGAGAACTCATTAATAGAAGCACCAATAAGTCCACCAAGAGAACCAAGTTGTAATGACTCAAGACCCTTCAAATCAAAAGCAGAAGAGTTAAGAGTTGCCTGACCTGTTGCTTGGTCTACCTTAAAGTATTCACCAACGTAGAAGTTACCTAGTTCGTCAGTAGCAACATAGTAAACACGTCCTGGGTCAGTTGTATTAGTAACAATCTGATCTGCTTGTGAAGGAGGTTGTGTTGGTTCTCCTGGCCAGTTAGTTGTTGCTTTATCACCAGTACCAACTTTCAAGAAGTCATGACCTGTAAGTCTTACAGTACTGAATCTCTTTCTACAATTAACTGTAGTACCATGAGGTACTGGAGTTGCTCTAGAAGTAGAGAATACAATAATATGATATGCAACACTGTTAGCAGTTACAGAACTTACAGATTGAATCTGATATGCATTACCATCAGTAGCAGCAAACTGTAATGCATCACCAGCAACAGCAGAATTAGCAAATGTAGCAACAAGAATTCTACCAGACTGATTAGTTTCAAATGTACCACCAGCGTCTAGTGTTGCAGTAGCACCAGATCCACCACCTGTTACAACTTCACTAGCTTGGAATGTTCCACTCTTACCTACAATGTATAAAACTTTTGGTTCTGACTGGACGTTAACAACATATGCAGTTGCACCAGAAGTACCACCAGTTATTTGCTCACCATTCGTAAAATTTGTTGCAAGAACATTGGTATAGGTAAGCATTGTACCATTAACCTGTCCTTGATTGGGTGATTCAGTTGTATCATACCCTTTAGCAAATACACCATACTCACCATAAGAGTTACTTGAGTTTAGTGATCTAACCTGAGCACCACCAGTTGATGTATAACCAACTTGAGAATAATATGTAAAGCAGTTAATAACTTCAGCAGCACCATTATCCTTTGCCCATATACCCAATCCATCACTATGAATTGCAGTATAAGTATGGAACAACATGGTACGATAACCACTGTTATGTAAAGCTCCATCAATTAATGCACCAGTAGCACCATCACCAAATGTAGTTACGTTATAAATGTATGGAGATTTATCTGCAATAACACTAGCAGCATTTAATTGGAAGTAAATACCACCTAATGTTGCAGCAGTTGGGTCATATGCAGGAGATCCAACCACTAATCCACCCATTCCATCACAAACTAAATCCTGAACAATCGTTCCATTACTTAAACGGAATAGAGTAGAACGAGTGTTAAGAACAGAACCACCAGAGTCTAGACCAGCAGCAGGTTTAACAACAGTAGTTCTTAAACTGTCACCAGTAATTGTTGTATAAGGAGGAACAACTATAGGAAGAGCAGTCTCTTCATATACACCGCCTTTTATAAAAACGATAGCAGGAGCAGCTGCAGTTGGTGTACCAATAGCACCACAAGCATACTTAATAGTTTTAAATGCCGTGTCAATAGATCCACCACGTCCAGCAGCATCAACACCATTAGTAGCAACATAATAGATGTTAGGAGCACCACCAATAGAACCCCAAGAAACATCAGTTCCATCTGACTTAAGAACAGCACCAGCAGAACCAACATTTAGTTTGGCAATCTGACCTGATGAATCGTAATAAAGTACATCACCTCGTGTACCACTGTTAACATTCTCACCTTGGAGATTTAACTGAGCACCAGATGCAAAGTTCTGTTGACCACTAACGGTCACGTTACCTGTCACTGCAAGGTTTTGAGAATCTGGTATTGTGACTGTCGTACCAGTACGACCTTTAATCTTGTCTACTCTTAATGTTGA